TCTTCGGCACGCCCGAGAGGGCGGCTGAGACGATGTTCACGCTGATGCTCAATTGCGCAAGGGGCGATGGCCCGTGCGAACGTTGCCCCGCGTACCCGAGGTGCAATTGGGCCAGCGACGACGGCGAGGAAACCGAGAGCATGATGCTCGAATGGCTGGAAGGAGAAAGCCAATGAGGGAGCTGCTAAGTGAGCGCGTCATCGCTGCGGCGAATGACGTTGCCCTATCACGCGGCGGTTTGAAGTCGAACTACGAGCGGTTGTTCGGCACGCCCGAACGCGCGGCGCGGACGCTGGCTGGTATTACGTGCGATGAAGAAGACTGCGAGGGATGCACGCTCTACGACGCCAATTGCAGTTACGACGAGAACGCGCTGCTGGAATGGCTGAGAGGTGATGCGTGATGAACGACAGCACCGAAATCGGGCGCAGGTTCTCGTACTTTCGCCCGTACTTCAAGCGAGTAGACGAGGACGATTACGGCAAGGGCTACTATGTGAGCGACATCGTGTACCAGAACGACGGCGGCAGGTGGTTCAGGGGCATCAGCTTCACGTCGCCCGAGAGCATCGACGCCTTGATATTCGCGCTCGTGTACGCGAAGGAGGCGGCAAGGCACCAAATGCTCTGTAACGACGACGACACTTACACCGTCGTTCGCAACGGGGACAACTCGTGTAAGGCCGTTTTAAAGGATGGCGCATACACCTGCGAATGGTGCGGCACACCTCATCCGCTGGATAGTTGGGAACAGTACGAGCAGGGAAAGCCAAGATTCTGCATGAACTGCGGCGCGTTCTTCAAAGAATACGACGAGCTGATGGGTGGTGCGGAATGAGCGAATACATCATAACGTGCGACGAGGAGACTGCATCGTGGATAGGAAACGAAGTTGACTCGATGAAGCCTTTTGTGCGGTGCAGGGACTGCGAGCATTACTTCGAATCGACCATAGACGAGGATGGCGACGGCGAACCGAGCTGGTGCACGCACTGGGCGCATGAGTGGGTGCGCGATGACAGCTTTTGCGCGTGGGGCGAGCGAAGGAGTGATGCGGAATGAGCGTCAAAATCATCTGCGACGTGTGCGGCGAGGTCGTCAGCGACACCAATCCCATAAACGTCTTCAGGATGTGGAATCTCCCAATCGTGTCTGAAGTGACGACTGAAGGGCTTTCGCACTTCGCGTACGACGATGACTACTACCTGTGCGACCGTTGCTTTAATGATTTGATGGATCATGTCGAGGAGATGAAGGGCGAATGAGCAAAGCTATCAGGTGCGATGTGTGCGGCGTATTCATTAGGCCGCAAGACGCTTGCTGGATTTCTGTGTTCAGCGGAAGCAAATGTATCTTTGAGTCCGATTTGTGCGCAGCTTGCAAGAAGCGAGTCATCGAGACGTTAGAGCCTAAAGCCGCTGTGGAGGCGGAGTCATGACCATTAACGAGGACAGCATCAAGCTCGCACCGGCCCGCGAATGCTGCGACGCCTGCGGTCGCGAGATGACGCCAGCGGACTACGACGCCATTCACGGCACCGTGCTCGTGAGCGTCACCGGCAAGCTCGGAGAGGTCGTCATCCACGGCGACACGTGGACGCTCATGTGCCCGGAGTGCTATCACGCATTCCAGAGCGTGTTCGCAGACTTCAAACGAGAGCGGGCGAACTTATGAGCCGCTACTACATCTGCTACGAATGCGCTCACTGCGGCGGCACGATGCGGGACTCGGCGACGTTCGTCAAGTGCCACGCGCGAGACGCGAGCCGTGAGACGTACCTTCCGGTTCAGCGCCTAGCCGCCGAGGCGGGCCGCGAGCGCGAGGTCTGTATGAGGTGGACGCATGTGGGCGCGTGAGTGGTTCGAGGTCGCGCGAAACATCGTCATCCACCGCGAGTTCATGCGTGAGCGCGTCGAGCGGATGAGGGCGAGCGTCGAAGGTGGAGCCGTTCGTTACGATGGCGTACCCGGCGGCGGGAGCGGTGACGGGATGCTCTCGATCATCGCCGCCGAGGCGGTGTTTGCCGAAGAGGACGCGTATGTGCGGTGTGTCCTCGATGACGCGACCGACTTGCTGTTTGGCGACGATGGGGCCGCACGCGCTCTGGGCGAATCGCCCGCGTACGCCGTCCAGCTCCATTACCTCGAGGCGTTGCCGTATTCAGCCGCTGCCGTCCGCCTGGAATGCACGCGCGGATGGGCGCAGCACCTAGCCGCCAAGTGCCTCACGTGGCTGGACGTGCACCGCGAGCCGCCCGCACGCGCGAATAGGTCGCTTTAAGCTCGAGCTTAGACCGACCGGGTTGATATTCCTTGACGGAATACACGAAACGCCCTATAATGCTAAATTGGAATAAGTATCGAGGAAGGCCCGGCGGATTCGTCGGGCTTTCTCGTTTGCGGGGGCATGCGATGCGCGAGACGAAGCCGGTGGACCTGTGGAACAGCCCGTCAGGCCGCGCGGTGCGAAACCGCTGCTGGAAGCGCGATATCGCCAACTCGCGTTCGAGTAACGTCCACGACCGCATGCGCGCACGCTGCCACATCTGCAAACAGCCCATCGACTACTCACTCCGCCCATCATCCACGCCTGACGCATGGGAGCCAGACCACGTCATTCCGCGCTCGAAGCGGCCGGACCTCGCGCTGGCGATGTGGAATATCGCGCCGTCGCACCGATCGTGCAACCGCGCGCGGCAAGATCGCGTGGTCGATAGCGACCTCGGCGAGCCGTCGCGCGAGTGGTGAGACTGTGGACGATTTAAACGCGATTTAAAGGCCGTACGCGTTCAAGCGGCCAACTACACCGAACACAACCAAACGCCCGTCACGCGCGATTGTGCGGCCTCTGAGCGCCATCAGGGGTAGGGGTGTCGAAATCTTGGGAGTTTCGAAGGAAGACCCCCGGAGGGGCCTGCGTAGTAATTCCCACCCTAATGGTATGGATTCGGTGCGGTGGCCGCGATTCGAGCTGAACGGAGGCAGGCATGGACGATATCGACGCCATCACGGCGACCGTGCGAGACGAGCTGCGCCCGCACGCCGCGAAACTGGCCGGCGAGCTGCTCTTTATCGAGCAGAAGCTGGACGAGACGCGCGCCGGGCTCGCGAATCAGGCCGTCGTGATTCCATACGACAACGGCGGCGGTCAGACCGGCATCCGCGCGAATCCGGCGTTCAAGGAATACAACGCGCTGCTGAGTTCGTTCTGCAAGGCGCTCTCGCAGCTCAACTCGCTTATGAGCGCGGCACCGGCGAAACCGGAGGCCAAATCGACGCTTGAGCGATTCCAGGTCGTCAAGGGCCGCAAGTTGGCGGTCGGAGACGAATAACCCACACATCAACAAGAAGGTCACACAATGACGAAGATAACCGGCTGCACTGCACCGCGCATCTTCACGAAGCCGCTGCGCGAGCTGACGCCTGAGACGTCGTTGGGCTTTTTGTTCGTCGATTTCTGCCGCGAGATGCTCGGAATTGAGCTGGTCCCGTGGCAGCGGTGGCTCGCGATCCACGCGATGGAGATAATCGGCGACCTCGACACGGGCTGGCGTTTCCGGTTCCGCGTCATCCTCGCGATTATCGCGCGGCAGCAGGGCAAATCGTACTTCCTCGCACTCATGGCGGATTTCTGCTTGTACGTGCTCGGTATCGACCTCGTATTAGGTACCGCCCAGAACATCGAGACCGCCGAGGAGGTGTGGGAAGAGGCCATCGCCCACGCCGAGGGCAACGCCGAGATGAAGGCGCGGATTGCGCGGGTGCGCCGCTCAAACGGCGGCAAATCGTTCGAGCTGGACACCGGCGGGAAGTACAAGATTGCGGCGTCATCCCGCAAGGGCGCACGCGGCAAGCGCTCCGACCTCATCATCATGGACGAGCTGCGCGAGCAGCAGACGTGGGAGGGTTGGGCCGCAATCTCGAAGACCATGATGGCACGCCCGAACGCGCAGCTGTGGGCGGTGACGAACGCGGGCGATGGCAGCTCCGTCGTGCTGAACCACCTTCGCGCAATCGGCCACGCCGCGCTGGGCGACCCTGACGGCATATGCGCTGACAGCGGCATGGAGGATGCCGAAGACATGGACATGGACGATGATTCGGTGTTTATCGCCGAGTGGTCGGCTGACCCGTGTTTGGACATTACCGACCCGGATGGATTCGAGTTGGCGGTTCGACAGGCCAACCCGAGTCTGGGCTATGGATTCGTCACGATGCGTGCGCTCAAATCGGCGTACCGCACTGACCCGCCGGATGTGTTCGCCACTGAGTGCTTGTGTCGGTGGGTCGAGGCGAAAGCGGAGCCGCCGTTCCCAGAGGGCGCGTGGGAATCCGGGTTGGATTCGTCATCGGTTATCGCACCCGATTCGCCAATCGCTTACGGCATCGACATTTCGGGCGACCGCGAAGTTTCGTCCATCGCCGCTGCCGGGTGGCGCGCAGACCGCGACGCGCACGTCGAGGTGATTGCCCGGCAGAAGGGCGTGGGCTGGGTGCGCGACTGGCTGCTACAGCGTGCAAACCCCGATGCGCCGCTGCGTGTCGCGCTACAAGGCCGTGGCGCGCCGGTGTCGTCCATCGCCGAGATCCTCGCGACCATCGATGGCGTCGAGGTCATCGAGTGCGCAGGGCGTGAGGTGCCCGGGTGGACGGGCGCGTTCTACGACGGCGTGTGCGCGTGTCTGGATGGCGGCGACGAGGACATTCCGCGAATCGTCCACAGGCCAGAGACCGCGCTGGACATGGCAGCGCAGACAGCCGCGAAACGATCGCTGGGCGATGGCGCGTTCGCGTTCGATAGGACGAAATCAGGAGCCGACGCCGCGCCGCTTATCGCGTGTGGGATGGCGTACGGCGCATTGGGCAAGAGGGAGCCTGCCGCCAAGCCGAGCGCGTATGAAGACGCCGGCGTGATGTTTCTTTGAATGAGGTGAATATGGGCATTCTGGACAGTTGGCGCGCCCGTGCGTACCGCCGGCGCGTCGTCGTCGTGCGTAGCGCAGTAGCGAGCTGGGTGGGCGCGATGGACGCCGCCGAGATGTACCGGACGCAGCCGGCACTGCGAGCGGTGGTCTCGTTCATGGCCGACAACGTCGCGTGTTTGCCGCTGAAGGTCTACCGCATGGGCGAAAAGGGCCGCACGCGCGACCGCGAATCGACCATGGCGCAGCTCATCGCACGGCCTAGCTCGGTGCAGACCACGTACGAGTTCATCGCGGGCGTCATGACCGACCTGAAGCTGTACGGCCGCGCGCTCGCGTACGTCGTCGAGGACGCAGACGCGCCGAGCGGATGGACGATGCTGCAAATCCCGGCCGCCTGGGTCGTGGACGTGGACACGCTGGATGGCTTTACGCCATCGCGCTACAAAATCGACAACCCGGTCACTGACGCCGCGCCGAAATGGTTCGACGCCGCCGACTTCATCGAGTTCCGCCACTACGACCCGTACGGCGGAGCGGTCGCGGGCGCGCCGATTGACGCGCTAAAGCAGGTATTGACCGAGCAAATCTCCGCGTGGGCTTTCCGCAATAGCGTGTGGAAGAACGGCGGGTGGGTCAACCGCTATCTGTGGAGACCCGCAAACGCGCCGGATTGGTCGCCTGAAGCACGCGAGCGATTCGCGCGGTCGTGGAAATCGAAGTTCGCGGGTGGCGGCGACAACGCCAACGCCGGCGAATCGACCGACACGGGCGGAACGCCGCTTCTCGAAGACGGCATGGAATTGCGGGATAGCGGCTTCAACGCCCGCGAAGCCCAGTGGGTCGAGGCGACCCGCATCGCGCGCGAGGATGTGGCCGCTGTGTACCACATCAACCCGTCGCTAATCTGGCACACCGACGCGCAAACCTACGCATCCGCGAAGGACAACGCCCGCGCGCTGTACGCCGAAGCGCTGGCGCCCGACCTCGCGATGATCAGCCAGCGCCTTAACGCCGAGTTGGTCAAGCGATTGGGCGTGCCGGCGGATACGTATTGCGAATTCGACCTGCAAGCGAAATTGCAGGGCAGTTTCGAGGAACAGGCATCCGTCCTCCAATCGTCGGTTGGGCGACCGTGGATGACGGTGGACGAGGCGCGCTCGCGTCTCAACCTTCCGCCCATCGACGGCGGCAGCGAGCTAACCGTCCCGCTCAACGTGCTAGTCGGTGGCCTCGCATCGCCGAATGATACGGACCCAACCAGCGGCTACAACGCCGCGCATGTCCAGGTGAAGAGTGTGGACGAAACCGAGCCCGCGACCGTCGAAATCAAGTCATCCGGCAAGCCCACACAAGCCGACGCCGACGCGCTCGCAGAGGCAATCCGCAAGTTCACCAAACGCCAACGCAAACGCGTCCTGCAAGACATGGACAAGGCCGCAAAGGCCGGTGCTGTGCGCGCCAAAGCCGACGGCGACCCGGATTGGTTCGACAGCGAACGCTGGAACCGCGAGCTCGCGGAGGATATCGAGCCAATCCTGCTCGCACAGGCGACCAAGCGCGGACGGCGTTCGATGCGCGATCTAGGCGGCGACTCCGATTGGTTCGATGATTCGCGCATCGCCGAATACATCGCCGCGATGGCGGTCGGCAAGGCCACAGCAGTCAACGCCATCACGCTCAAACAGCTGCTGCGCACGATTGATGACTCCGAAGACATGGACGAATCCAACCAAGGCGCAACCGCCGCCGGCGTGTTCGATATGGCCGAGGGCGAACGCGCAGACCGCCAAGGCGTGAGTTTTGCAACCGCCGTCGCCGGTTGGGCGGCTCTCGAAGCCTGCCGCCAAGTCCAGACGCGCAAACGCCGCATGAAGCGTTGGGTGGTCAACTCGTCAAATCCGCGAGCCAGCCACGCAGCCATGGACGGCGAGACCGTCCCCTACGACCAGCAATTCAGCAACGGCGCGATGTACCCGGGCGACTGGAGATTGCCGCCCGATGAGTCGTGCAACTGCCAGTGCTCTATGGAGGTGGTATTGCAATGAGCGATATCCGCATCAAGTCCGCCACGCTCGACATCGCCGACGAGGGCGGCATCGTCGAGGGGTATGCGGCCACGTTCGACCGCGAGCCGGATAGCTACGGCGACGTAATCGCCCCCGGCGCGTTCGCCGAGGCCGTCGAGGCGTGGAACGAGAAGATGGCAAACGGCATCTACGTCCCGCTGCTCTACGGCCACAACACGTCCGACCCCGAATACAACATCGGACGAATCACCGAGATTCGCGAAGACGAGCGCGGCCTTTGGGTCCACGGCGAGCTGGACGCAGAGAACGAAAAGGCGCAATACGTCCGCAAGCTCGCGCGCGAGGGCCGGCTGTATCAATTCAGCTTCGCATACGCCGTGATCGATGAGGGCGAAGCCGAACTGGACGATGGACGGCGCGCCAACGAGCTGCGCAAGCTCGACCTGTTCGAGGTGTCGCTCGTCCAAATCCCCGCGAATCAGCACGCCGTGATTACCGGCATCAAGTCGGGTCGCCGCAACAGCGCGAAAGACGCCGACGAGCTGCGCGCAATCGCAGACCATGCGCGCGAAATCATCACAGCCATTGACGGGTTGCTTGCAGATACCGCGCAACCCGACATGGACGAGGAAGACGCCAAACAGGCGCAGACGGTGACGGCAGCGCAGCCGCAGACCGTGTCGCCCAAGCAGGCCGAAATCCTCGCGTATATCGAGCAAATCGCTCAGTAACGCACACAACCGCACACAACCGCACACAACCACACGAAAGGGGTTTCAAATGAACCTCAAGGACCAGCTTTCCGCCAAGCAGGCCGAACTCGTCGAGCTGAAGAGCGCCATCGAGGCCGGCGACGCCGAGGCCATCGAGAAGGCCGACGCCATCACCACCGAGTGCGCAGACCTCGAAGCCCGCATCGCCAAGGCCGCGAAGGCCTCCGAGATGCTTGCGAAGCTCGGCAACTCCGAGCCGAAGAGTGTCAAGAGCGAGGCCGCCGTCAAGTCGCTCGGCGAGTTCGCAGCCAGGTCGCTCGACTTCAGCGCCATCCGCTCGGGCATGGCCCGCAGCACCGGCACCGGCTTCGCCTTCAAGGCCGCGACCGACATCCACACCAGCACGCCCATCGAGGTCGTCGACCGCAACGTGGTCGACATCGCGCGCTCGCTGGAGATTCGCCGCCTCTTCGGCGCCGAGTCTATCAGCGGCACGTCGCTGAAGTACTTCGTCCTCGGTGCCACCGAGGGCGCTCCCGCCGTCACCAAAGAGGGCGCGCAGAAGCCGCAGTTCCACGTCCCCTATGAAGATGCGACCGCCACGCTTCAGAAGATCGCCGGCTGGTACTACGAGACCGACGAGCTCATCGAGGACAACGAGTTCCTCCGCAGCTCCATCGACGCCCGCGGCCTCTACGCCCTCGACTCCGCCATCGAGGCGTATCTCATGACCACGCTGCTCGCTACCTCCGGCGTCCAGACGCTCACCCCCGCAGGCTCCGCCATCGCCGGCGATGACATCTTCAAGGCCATCATGAACGTCAAGACCGGCACCAACTACGAGGCCGATGCAATCGTCATCAACCCCGCCGACTACCAGGCGCTGCGCCTCGCCAAGGACGCCACCAACGGGCAGTACTACGGCGGCGGCTACTTCTACGGCCCCTATGGAAACGGCGAGGTCGTCCGCCAGCCGGGCATCTGGGGCCTGAACACGGTCGTCACGACCGCCGTCGCCGCCGGCACGGTGCTCGTCGGCGCGTTCAAGCAGGGCGCATCGGTCATCACCAAGGCCAACGAGGGCGCGCGCGTCGAGGTCGTCATGGGCGACCACGATGACCGCACGAACAACCGTGTGACCGTCATCGTCGAGGAGCGCCTCGCTCTGGCCGTTCGCGTCCCGGCCGCATTCGTGAAGATTGCCTAGTCGGAAATCAATTAACTGGTTCGGCGGGCGTCTGGGAATCCCGGGCGTCCGCCATCCATTTCACGAAAGGAGGCGCGCCGTGCTGAAGCGCTACAAGTTCAACGGCCTCGAATTCCAGTTCGAGGAGGGGACGCAGCCGGCCGGTGCTGAGGCAGTGGACGATAAGCCCGCCAAGCAGCCCGCACGCAAGGCCGCGCGCCCGCGCAACAAGGCCGCGAAGGTCGCTAACAAGGCGGCGAAGGCCGATGAGTAGCGAGGCGACCACGCCCACGCCATGGGGCTACAAGGTCCCCGCGCTCACGCCGATCGTGACGGCTGACGAATTCGCGACGGCGACCGGCGGCGTCATGTCGTCCACGGCTGACCGCATCAGCTGGACGCTCGACGCGGTCTCGCAGGTCGTGCGCGATTTTTGCGGCTGGCACGTCGCGCCGGCCATGGAGTGCGCCGCCGACCTCACCGCGAGCGGTTCGCTCGTCCAGTTGCCCACGATGGGCGTGCAGAGCGTGGACGTGCTGACCGTGGACGGGCACGAGGTCACCGACTTCGAGTGGCTCGAATCCGGCCTAATCCGCCTGCCGCGCGGCGTCACGTCGCATAAGTGGCGCGGCGTCCACGTCGAGTGGGTCGCCGGCTACGGCGCGACCGGCGCAATCGGCGCGGCACTCGTCCAGCTCGCGAGTAATGCG